GAGATATATACAAAAAAGTGATCCATATAAGGGCATTGAAGAAAAAGTTCCTTCCAAAAGAAGTATTTTTTATGGTGAAGTAACATCCATTGATGATCCAACTGACGGTGGTAGAATTAAGGTTAGAATAATTAGTCTGGACAATGGAATTGTGGATAATAATCAATTACCTTATTGTTATCCACTACTCCCCAAATTTTTTCATGTTTATCCTAAAGTGGGTGAGATTGTTAGGATTTTTATCGAGGATATGAAATATCCGGAAAGAAGTAGATTTTGGATGGGTAGTGTAATATCACAACCACAAAAAATCGAATTTGATTCAATATACACCGCACTTTCAACAACAAATGCTTCCGTTACAAGACCCGAAAAATCACCAAGTACTTTTCCGGATGCTAAAGGTGTTTTTCCGACAAAAAATGATGTTGCTATCGTTGGTAGGGTAAATACTGATGTGATTTTAAGAGACAATCAATTAGAATTGAGGGCGGGTAAACACGAAGATGAAAACATTTTAAAATTAAACGTAAAAAATCCTGCAGCACTTTCATTAACATTTGAAACCGAACCAGAAACTGAAAACATTTATAGTAATACTGTTGTTTTAAGTGATAAAATAGCATTAATTTCCCACGATGGTCAACCAAAATTTAAAGCAGCACGCTTAACTGCGGAAGATAGATTAAGAATTTTTAATGAAGGACATCCGGTTGCACGTGGTGATGTTCTTGTCGAAGCATTAAATATTATCAGACGTGCAATTATTGCACATATTCACGGATATTCTGGTGTAGAACCCGATAAAAATTCAATTATAAATGATTTGGAAAAAATAAACTTCGAACAAATCCTGCAAAGAAATATTGTCATCAACTAAAAATTTAATATCTTTGCTGCATGATTGAAATACCTCCAATTCCACAAGAATTATTTACAAAATTTAGCGATCTGAAATATTTCGATGAACCTCACAAATATTATTTGGGGGAAGACGAATTGATTTCAGTAACCACCCTTATACACCAATATCAGGAAGAATTTGATGAAAATTATTGGTCTGAATACAAAGCCAATGAGTTTGGAATAACACGGGAAGAAGTTCTGAGAGCATGGAGATTTATAAATAAAAAAGGTACTATGAAAGGTTCTATAATTCACGATTATGCTGAAAACCTTTTATTGAATAAAATTTTTAAATATCCAAAAGAAGAAATATTGAAAGAATTTGGGTTTGATCCGATTCTTGAAGAATATGAAATCACGAAAAAACATGTGGATAAATTTTGTGCTGATAGTAAAGGAAAATTAATACCAGTTAAGACCGAACTTGTGATGTATGATAAAGAATCGTTAATTGCTGGAATGGCAGACCTTATTTTTTATAATGCAAGGGCAAAAGAATTTCAAATTTGGGATTATAAAACGAATAAAGAATTTAGTATGTCAAGTGAGCGAAAATTACTTGATTTACTTTATTTATTAGATGATTGTGATTTGGAGATATATTCACTTCAATTAGGACTGTATAAAGCCATTTTAGAGCGAAATACGGGCATTAAGTTCGGTAAGTCATACTTGGTATGGGTTTCGCATAATAATGACTCATATGAGATTATAGAAACGAAAAACAGGCAATTCTATATTGATCAGATGCTCCAAAAAAGAATTCAGGATATTGCAGCATGACAAACGATGACGCAGAATATTATATTGACCTATATGACCGAATGACTAAATTAGTTGAAAATGGTATCATTAATGGTTTCGAACTCGACCCAAATGGTAAAGAACTTCAAATTTCTAAAACCATTATTCCGAAACGAACATTAAAGTATGTTAAAATCGATTTCGTTATCACACCAACTGGAACAACATTTAATGAATAAAAAAAACCCACACCATTAAATTGTGGGGGTGTGGGGTTTATAAAGAAAGGAGTATGATTATAAATTGAGTATACACCTCCAAGGTTGGATATTCAAAGTAATATTTGTAAGATCGTCACTACCATAGTCATTATCACCAAAATCAATTCCGGTAATCATACACTGCTCTAAAAACCATTTTTCAACTTCAACACCTGTTGGGTCCAATGCTTTTAAAAGAATATTTTTCTTATACCCGGCAGCATATCCCATTCTACCTGTTAGTGATTCAGCATGCAAACGCACCCATTCCATTAATTGTTGTGATGTGGAAGGTCCGATAGGATCAAGGAATGTAATATTTAATTCATCCCATTTATATTGTCCTGCAACATAGTTTCTCTGGTTAACAAATGGAATTTCTACTGAATTGATCGACATTTTAGGTCTTGTAAATTTTTGAACTTTCCATACTTCAATACCCAATTCATCAGAAAACTCAGCGAAGAATCGGTTAACACGTTTCGGTTCATATTCGAAGGGCATCCCTCTTAATAATTCAGCCATATCATTAAATTTTTTTTGTTAGTCTTATTTTCTAATAAATACTTAAACAATTGAAAATAATACTCAATTAAAATAATTATTCTGGCATTTTGCCCGTTCTTTGGAATCTTCTTAACTCTGCAGTGCTTAAATCGGCAAGAGTTTTTTTCTTTGGTTTTTCTTCCACAACTTCTTCTTTCACTACTGGTTCTTCTACCACTAAAGGTTGTTCTGGTTCTTCCACAACTTCCTTTTCCATTGCCACTGGTTCTTCAGGTACAACATCTACCTTTACATCTTCCTTAGAAACACCAAATTTTTCAGAAGCCATTTCTTTTGATTCTTCAACCAAATCAATGTCGTGCAATTCTTTTGTTTTTTTTACATCGTCTTCAGAAACGGTAATTTTTACCTCATTATCTTGATTTAAGACATTTTTTGAAGGTCTTCCTCTTTTATTTGCCATAATTATCTAATTTTAATATTGTTGTTATTTTTTATAAATACTTATAAAAAAGAAAAACCACCGCAATTACAGTGGTTTTTCTGTATATGAGTACTTAGCATCTTATGCACCCGCTTCATCGAAAGATGCACCAGAAGGAGTAATCGTAAAGGTGATTCCAATAAATTCAACCGCTCTGGTTGGCTTTAAAAAGATTTCCCCATAAAGTTCGTTACGATCACGAGTTTCAGGAGTGTTATTACTATCATCCATTTTAATTCTAAATTCTTGCAATCCTCTTTCTCTTTTAATATTGTCAAGAATTGGGGTTGCTTTCTGAATAAATTGGTCTATAGTTGCCTGATCATTTTGCTCAAATACAAGTCTTGTTGCAATATTAGAAATAAGAACTTTAACTTGTAATAGAAGTCTACGAACATTGATTCTATCAAGAGCACTTTCACGAACTTGAAGCGTCTTTTGACCAAATATTGCTGTTCCAACATCTGCGAAATCCGCAAGAGGATTAATTCTACCAGCGTAAAGAACATCACGTGCTTCAAGAGATAATTTAAATTGAGATTTCCTTGCGTCTGTAATACCACGAGTCAAACCAGCAGGTGCAAACCAAGGGAATTTAGTGTTATCAGTAAATGCCATTGCTTTTACAACTTCACCTGTTGGTGGTAAGTATATGTTCACATTATTTTGAGTATCTCTAATTTGAATTTTCGGGAAATATGTTGCAGCATAACTCGAATCAATTTCTGCCGTATCAAGAAGGTCAACAATATCATTTGCAGCCACAACATCAGGTCTTGTTTCTCCAATTGTTAATGTGTTGAAATCACTTGACACATCCGGAGTATCTATAATATAAAGAGTGTCGGTTCTTTCATTTTCAATCATATCAATCGTGTCTCTTACAAGAACATTTTGTTCACTCCAATCAATACCGGGAGTTGCAAATAAGTTAATTGTGACTTCTTCTGGATTTGCAAATGTGTTAATTGCAGTTTCCCATGCTTGGAAATCATTTCTAGGTGTTGTATTTGGTGCAACACCATCAAAAGGACCATTTTGACGGAAAAAGTCTGTATTTGAACGACTATTTCTATGAACATCCCAACCATCAAATCCACCAGCAGGAACAACCGTAAATTTCCTTGTTCTTAGATCAAAATAAGTATCGTCTGAACTAGAAATATCTGAAACCGTTTGGAATCTACCAGCACCCACTTCAAATTGACCAATTAAATATGTTCCATCGTAATAAGTTCCAGTAGCACCAGAATCCATATGGAATCCCATTGATTTGGTAAATCCAGATGCAACATTACCACCATCGGTTTTCCAACCATTAAAGTTGAAAATGTTTTGATTAACACCAGTTCCAACTAAATTTGTTGAACTATACGCCAATTCTGAAACACCCAAATATACTCTATTAAATCTTTCGCTTGGGTCGTATTCCGTTTTGTAAAGAATTTTTGGTGCAACACCTTCAACAGAACTTTCTGTAATTGTTGTTGCCCAATTACTTTCAATAAATCCTTCAAAACCAGCGGGGAATACATCTTCAGGAATATCTGGTGTTAATTCAACCATAATATAATTACTTTGAAGATCATAATCACCGTTTGAAGTACCAATTCTTTGACCAATGAAACTATTTTCACCCTCCATCATAGTACATCTTGAAAATGTTTCAAGAACGGTTGGATTTGAATCGGTGTCATTAAAATCACGAACAACAACATCAAATTCCTTAGAATCGGGTTTGATGTTTGTGATTGAAATTTTAATTTCTTTGTTTGCCGAATTACCATCTGAAATTGATATAAATTTGAACAATCTATCAATTTGGCTACCCTTTAATTGTGATACAACCCAAGGTGTTTCTGGTGTTTTAAAACCAGTTTTATAATTGGTGAAAACATCACTTGAAGCATCGATAAGGTCATCATTAATACCAAATCCAATTCCATCTGCATCTAATTTTTTAATCAAATCCGGATAAATTGCCTCAACCCAAATTTTTGTTGTTTTATCCTTTGGTTCTCTACCAATCACATTTGGTAAGAATGAACTTGAATTCGGGTCTAATGTTACGGTATAACTTTCTGGCTCATCTTCAGGATCGGTTGGTTTAGATGCCACCAATGTGAATTGTGCGAATAGATCACCAGTTGTTGCGGTTGTTGTATTTCCAGAAACGATAAGATTTGTTGCTTCAAAAATAGTTTCGGGTGGTAAATCAACGTCATCATCCACACTTGCTCTACTTCTAATAACTGCCAATACCATATTTTCATAATCAGTATATGAGGTTCCGGTTAAAGTGGTTATTTTTACAAATGTTGTTCCGGTTCCATTATTTACTGTTGTTGCAGTAAATTCATAAAGCAATCCTTGGAATGTTGTATCAGTCACCTTTGTAAAACCAGTAAATTGACTTCCAGTATCACCACTTTGAAATAAAGGAACACCCCTATATATATTATTTGAGAAATTATCTGTGGTTGTCGTACTTGTGGTTTCACCCGTAGTTGAAAGATCAACACCTGCGCTTAAAGTAATTGCCCATGCTGTACCCGCATCATATCCTGAAAGACCCAAAACTCTGGTTACATATAATTGACTTGATTCTTCCAAATATGCATTTGCTACATATGGCAGTTCATACTGAAGATTTCCATCAGGTAATTTTTTAATACTTTGGTTTCCAAATCTGTCTCTGAATTGTCCTGCATCTTCAACAAAAACTGGTTCAAATGCCGGACCCTTTTCAGTCTCACCAACAAGACCCAAAGTTGTTATACCAACATTACGTGTTACAAAAGATAAATCACGTTCTTTGAATTTTACACCCGGAGAGGTAAATACGAAATCGTTTGCCATTTTATTCTTTATTTAATATTTTTATTTATTTTTCGAAAAATGCGCCCTTTTCATTTTTTTATAAATACTGAAAAATAATCGAAAAGCATATTAATCCCATTATAATCAAATCTTCCATTAGCGGATAAAATCTGAAAAAAATCAAAAAAATGCTTTTTTTAAAAAATTTTGGCATTTTTTTGATTTTTTAGTTAAAAACTCTCGAAAACCCTTAAAAAATAGAGAATAAAAAATTTTAATTTTTTTTCATTTTTATAAAATTAGTATTTATTATAAACTCATAATCAATGAATAGATCGGAAGAAATTTATTTTGATACCGGACAAACCCCAACAGACAAATATATTAAGGTTCGTTTGGAAAATGAGAATGATACTTTTGAGATTTTAACCCTACGAATCGATACTAAAGAGGCTTATCAGGATTTCAATGCAGACTATGGTGTTTTAGTGGGGAGAGTAACCGCAAACGGAGGGGTTGGTATACCCAATGCTAAAATATCAATATTTTTACCTTTAGAGGAAGAGGATGAAGATGATGGTGATATAGTTGGAATATATCCATATAAGACACCAAGAGATAAAAATGCGGAGGGGAAACGTTACAATCTATTACCTCGTGTTAGTTTAATTGATCCAAATACGGGAGAAGTTAAACCCAAACAACCCTTTGGTTCTTTCCCGATAAAACCAGAAATTGTAACAAACCCCAATTTTTTAAAGGTTTATAAGAAATATTACAAATATACCGCAGTTACTAACGAATTTGGGGATTATATGATCTTTGGGGTTCCGGTAGGAACACAAACAGTTCATATGAGTGTTGATATTACCGATATTGGTAAATATTCTATGACACCAGCAGCAATGGTTACTAATTTGGGGTATTCACCCAATCTATTTATTGAAGATAGGACAAGAATTAAACCAAGTACCGATCTTGACGATCTACCAAATATTGAAACACAAGAAATTTCTGTTGACGTAATTCCATTTTGGGGAGATAAGGAAACTTTTGACATCGGAATTACCAGACAAGATTTTAGAATTCGTGCTGAATTGGTAAATACTTTTGTTATTTTCGGTTCAGTTTATACAGACCCATTTAATTCAACATGGGGTGAAGATTTTCCAAGCGATACTTTAAGACCTCGTGAACTTTGGAGAGCAAGAGACCCTTCACAATACTTATTTGCTGTTGGATTAAAAAGAATCGGAAACATTACTGAAAACATATATTATTACCCCACAGAAGTTACGGATGAAGAAATTCAAAACGGTGATCCAAAAACTTTGATGAGAAAATTATCGCCATCAGAATATTCGGTTTATAAAAGAGACGGTGATTTTGTTTTTATTATTAACTGCAATAGAAGAAAAATAATAACCGGACCCACCGGAGAAGAAGTTGTTGTGTCCAATAATAGTACTTCAGGCGTTTTTACAACATTTAGGGGATTTATCACATTGGAAATAACAGAAGATGATGTACCAATTGGTAATAATTATGAAATTAGTGATCAGACTTTAATCCCGTACAGATATAAAATAAAAATACCGCAAAGTGCTCCTAAAGGATTGGGCATTGAAGAAGAAAATGATGATGAAAGAGCAAGACAATGGAGAAGAAAAACTTATGAATTTACTGGTGGAACCCTATTTAGCATAGCCAAATTTCATGGTCTTGTACATAATAATGATGAGGATAAGGATGATTTTAATAACGATGAATTTGAGGATGATTTTTTTAAGGGGGATGATATAAATATTGGTGATATCGATCCCAACTGGAATGTGGGTATTATTGAAACAAGTGATAGGGGCGATTTTACTGGCAACACTGCTGCTCAAATGCCAACTAACACTTCTTTCGGTTCTAGAGAATTGTTTGGTGGAAACTGGATGAATTTTTCCATACATTTACCTCAAGGTGGTTATGTATCAGCAGGGGATATTAATAGATTGAGAGATATGCAGACCAATACAAACTTTACTAACAGACCAAAGAGTTTTCATTTTTTGAAAGACAATACTCAAGAAATTGTTGGTGGTGATTTTAATACGAGAAATTTTGCTCGTTCTGATTTACATTGGACTGACTTTATCTACACACCTAAAGAAGATTTAATTAAAATTTTACAAGAATTCCCCACACGTAAAGGATTTATAGATAACGATTTAATTGATTTTGGATCGTTTAGTGGGAAATATAAATACGGTGGTGATGATGTTCCAAATGATGGTGGGGTTCCATTGGGGGGTGCTGGAAAAAGAAATGCTGATCCTTCAGAAGATGTTGATCCAAGATATTATTTCTTTAGAGGCGTTGATAGTTCTGATAGCATACAATATTTAAGATTATTGGGAATCATATAAAAAAACCCCCGAAATTCAGGGGTTCTTTTTTCATTATTTTTCGAGTACAAGTGTACCTCCCAAGTGTTCATTGTTGTCACCATATTGATATGGGGTTTTATCAAGTCGCAATTCCAAATAGGGTGGTGTGTAACTTAAAACGGTGAATTTATAAATCACAGTAGTATAACCCGGATGAAAAAATGTAATTTCATTCACATTTTTTTCGTATTCAAAACCGATTGGATCGGAAGTACTACATGCTAATCCACGTTCAACAATTTTTATCGGAACCTCATTTTTAAAATTGAGTGTGAAGAACCCCTTTTCAATGTGTTCCGGGTTTTCAGGAGCATCGCAATCAGCATAACCGTCATAAGACACAAAATCCCATTGCCCTATTAATTCTGCCAAAGTGATAAAACCCTCATCAATAGGATCATCAATAATGGGATCGTCATTAGGATCACACGCTGTTACAAAAAGAACAGCCAAAATAGAAAACAAATAAATTAAATTTTTCATAACTAAACATTTTTTTGGTTTTCATAATATACGGATTTACCATTAATTTGTTACAAAAAATATTTGTTTTACTGGTATTTATAAGAAAATTAATTTATTGATGGATGATAAATTAAAAATACAATTAGGGGAAACTCAGAACATAAATTCGGTCAACGTTGATAATTATTCGAAATTACAGTTGGAAAATAAAACTGCTGCAATATCCGAATATGATATCAGAAATATTCTAAGTGTGACTGAAGTTTTCGAAGCCGAAAGGCAAGCAACTGAAGTTTATAGGGTTTATGGTAGTTTGCAATATTTATCGTTGTTGAATAATATGAAACAACAATATTCGGAATTAGAAGATTTTTTTAACAATCCATTACCATACACATCTACCACAAGAAGAAAGGATATTAGTGATTTTGATATATATTTAGTAAGACCCGTCAAATAATTAATTGTTTTACCACTAATTTAGGTATATGCACTTGAAGCGGGTCTCACTAAATATATAACAAAATCACTAAGATACTTTCTTCTTGTGGTAGATATGTATGGTAATGGATTGTTAAAAAAA